ACTTCAACTTACAAACTTAATAACTCCGTTCGTTCTAGTCTTCAGTCATGGTCTTTTGTTTATGTAACGAGTTTCAGTAGTTACACTCAGAGCTTAAGATCCGTTTTTGTCGGTGAATCCCGTGTTTCAGATGTTGTGAACAAGACCAATATTTATTCTATAGATAGGCGTGTTATACCAAATTTTCAAATACAGCATCAGGGATTTGATGAACTGTCTAGGGATCCAGAAATAACTAAGTATTTTACTCGTTCTTACCCTTTTGTAGAACTACCCGGTATGGTTAGACTCTTGTCAAGGTCGAAGCTCTTCAACTCCACGTTTATACACAAGATTCGTGATCAGGTTGCAAATACCAAAAAGAACTTTTTAGATTCGATGAATTCCTCGGTTGATAAGTACAGTCGGCTAAGGTCGGTCAGCTTTTCACAAGATGAGCTAGATTACGCAGTTTCGAAGGTGTTAACTGATGTTGTTGATTTTTCAACACTTGAAATACCTTCACTTGGTTCCGTGTATGAACAGGTGAACTTCAAAGCGTCGGCAGGCTTGCCCATTCCGCACGTGAAAAAGAGGGATCTAAAACAAGAAATTTATGCATTGTTGGAATCATTCTACGCTGGCGAACTTAATTTTAATGACATCTTAACTGATACACATTACTTTTCAGCAGCGTTTATGCGTAATCAGATAACGAGTTCGGGATTAAAGACTCGTCTTGTCTTCGCTGTTAATTACATTGTTGTTGTTATTGAAACATATTTTAATATCACGTTCAAATCGATGATAAGTTCGCCTAATTCAGACTTCGCTATAGGTCGAACTCAACAACAGATCAGCGACAAGGTATTAAGCTTTCGGGGTGGTTATAATATGTCTTTCGACGTTAAGGGTTTTGACAACTCGGTTCCAAGGATAGTTATAATCACAAGTTTCAAGATCCTCGAAGGCGTACTTCCTCTTAGTTCGTATCAGCTTTCAGTTTTTAAGTGGCTTCGCAATTATTTCGTGACGCTACCGTTATTTCACCCCCTTATCAAATTGGTATCTCGCCAAAAAGGTATCACTAGTGGTAGTGGATTCACTTCGGTCATTGGTTCGATGTGTATGTACTTTATGCATTGTGTCACTCTTTATAGATATACAAAACAGGTTGGTATGAGTGTAAATAACATGTCGGTGCGTATCGTCGTTAGTGGTGACGACTCAATTGTTTCAACTTCACAGTTTATTGATAATGTTGTTTATTCTAAGTTAATGCAGGAGATATTTGGAGTCGAGTTAGAACTTGAGTTTATTAGTAAGCCAGGTGACTCTGAAATAGGCTTCCTTGGTTCGGTGTGGAAAGATGGTGTACCTTTTAGAGATGTTAATAGGATGTTTGGACGTATAGCGTTTGGATCTTCTAACTTTCCAGAGATGACAGAAAAACAAATGTTTTCTAGTCGGTGTTTTGAGATTCTCGGTCATGTTGGTGACTTTGAGGAAATATGGAGTAGTTTTCGGTTGCCGCTGGAGCGCCGCATCTTCAGGTTCTCTGAGCTTTCATACCATAATGTAAAGTATCAGGTCTTAGCAAAGCAGTCTCGAGACAACAGAGGTTTCTGGACCAATGTTGATCCTTCAACGGACTTAAACAGTGTTTGGCGGACGCGCTGAATGAATATATGGTTAGCCC